GAAAACATGTAAAACACATAATCAAAAAACAGTAACAACTTATACTTCATTCTTATTCTGCAATGTAGCAAAAGTAGAACGCTCAGAACAAACAGAAACAAAGTATACAGACGATCAATGCCATGATGCTTAGAAGGAGATACCATGCAAAACAACGTACAAACTATTAACGGTGTTACTTGGTTCGATTCCCTAGAAGAAAGAAATACTTTCTTAAAGCAAAATGGTAGACATGAGTTCGCATTGGAAGAAGCAGCAAAGAACGCAAAACAGTATTTGAAACTTCTTGATGTTATCGAAGAAAAAACGCAAATTGACGTTTATTCAAAATTAGATAGCGGTACTTTGCTATACGGATATGTAGTTCTTGAGCCTAAGAAGAAATACAATATTCCCGAAGATAAAGTTTTGTTAGAAGCACTTAGAAACAAAACTATTCAAAAAAGATATGATTCCACAATGGAAGAAATATTAAAAGGAGCAAAGATTCCATACGAAGTCAAGAAATGTAATTCATGTGGTGGAAGGATTCAGAAATTATTCTATAAGCCCGTAATCGTAGTAGAAACGGAGACGAAGAAATAATGCCACAAAAGAAAAGAGTTCCAACATATGTAGCAAGCATTAAAGATAGCCTTGATCGCAGAAAAAAAGGAAAAGCATTTTATGACAATGCAATCACTTTATCTAGCGTAGATAAAGAAAACCATTATGTCAGTGTGAACCTATCATCAGGGTACGTAGAAAACAAACCTACACGTCTTATTGACGAGGGGGCAATAACATATGAGGGTGGGGATGATATTCGTCTATACATCAAAAAAGGGGCAGTACAAGCATTCTACGATAGCTTGAGTTCTGATTATGTAGGATATATCAACTTAGCTCACATTGACATTACATCACTCCCTTTAAACTTAGGTACATGGACTAAAGATGATTTAACAGTTGTCGATATTGGGGATGGAAGAAAAGGTCTTGATGTAAACGTCAAACTAAATAGGGAATTGCACATAGTGCAAGATTTATTGAAACAAGAAATACCATTGAGTATTAGTGCAGAACTGAGAGGGACACTCGATCTTGAATCGTCATTTAAATTTAATGCACCATTCTACAACGAAATCGAGATTGCTGGTTTCTCAGTTGTTGCAAATCCAGCCAATGTAAACAGTACAGGCGAAAATTTAAACAGTAAAGGAGACTCAGAAATGAACCTATGGGAAAAGATTTTAAAGTTGAGTTCTGAAAATAAAGAAGAAAAGAAGAATGAAGCTTTAGAAAACAAAGAGGAAGAAAAAGAAAAAAAAGAACCTTCTAAAGAAGAAAAAGCACCTGAAAGCAAGACAGATGAAGCAGAAAACGAAGAAGAAGCTAAAAAAGGCGAAGAAACTTTGGAAACTGTTGAGATGTCTAAGGACGACATGGAAAAAATCAACAAATTCATGGATGCTTTTGAAACTTTAAGTGCAAAAGTTGAAACATTAGAAACAGAAAATGCAGAATTAAAAGAAAAATTAAAAAGTTCTAAGAAAGAAAAAACAGAATTTGAAAAGAAAGCAGAAAGCACATTAGACAGATTGTCTAGTTTGATCTCAGGACAAGCTAACGATAAAGAAAAGAAAGAAGAAAAATTAACTTCAACTTCTAAAGTTAGCGGAGATATGTGGGGATAGGAGGTAAACCATGTTAGATTTATTATTTACAAATCCTGATAACACATTATTAGAAAAAATGGCAGTTACACCAGGAATGGTAGAACGTCTAAGTTCTAATATCGAGGATTTAACATCATTCTCAAGAGCTTATATTGATTATGAGAAAGCAAGACAGAATTTAGCAGCAAATGCTTCTAAATCAAATGCAGGAACAGTTGGTATCGGTACTGATTATTCAGATAACTCACCAGCCAATCCATTCCAAAACGTGTTCCCATTAGTTTCTTGGTTAATGAACACACCAGCTTCACGTAAGATGCAAGGTGCTATGAACCGAGGAGCATGGAGCGTTACAAAAAAAGAAGATGGCAAATTCTATATTCAGTTGCCATTCACATACGGAACAACAGAACCTAAATCAACACAAGGTGAATGTTGCTGGGTTCCATTAGATTTAGCTAAATGCGGTAGCAATGCACCATTAGCATTATTGTGTTTAAAGAGTTGCGAGCCTATTATGGATAGCTTAGTAAATGAAACACGTAAAATCAAAGCTAATGACATGGTTTGCTATTTCCAACGTGAAGGAGAAACTATTAAAGAAGCTCAGAAACGTATGGATTTAATTTCAATGGCATACTTCACTGCTATTAACGTAATCTTAGGAACAATGGCTACAGGTACTGCTACATTGAAACCATTCCATGGATTATTGGAAGTAATGGAAGATAAAGCAGTTATCAAAATCGTAGGTACAAACGTATTATCTGCATTTGATTCAGTTGCATTACGTTTAGCAGCATTAGGAGATGGCGATTATAAATTCGCTTGTCACCCATTAGTACTTGAAGGTATTAAATCTGTTATCGTTCCAGGTAAATTCAACGGAGAATATCCTGATGGATGGACTCGTAACAAAGAAACTGGAGAAGTCGCATTTAAAGGACATGGATTTATCGCAGATAAATTAGTTCCATGTGATATTACAAAAGGTACAGGTGATGTATGGGTATTAGAAGGAAATACAGTAGGTTTGGTAATGGGAACTACTTTCCAACCATCTGAAAAATTCCAACGTCATACATTCGGTGCTACATATACTCCATATGAAGGATGTGGTACTCAATGTGATTACTACTACAACTTTGGATGTGCATTTGGAACAGACGCAAACAGATTAATGGTTATCCAAGGTATTCCAATGTCAGCAGCTACATTAGGAGATACATTAAACGGATTAGACCTTGTATTAAAACCAACAACTATCGTACCAATCAACATTGGTGAATAATGTACGAAAAAATTATCGAACAATTGAAAAACTATTGTTCGTGCATAAAGGAAAGCGATTTAGAAGCAGATAAGCTTGAAAAGAATGTTGGAGAACTAATTGATTTAATTAGTACCATCACTTGTTGGAAAAATCATCCTTGTGAGACTTTCCTCTCATCTCAAAGAGAGGAAGTCTTTGATGTTGGTGAATTTAAGAAATGTGGTTGCGATTCAGGAATTGTACGTATACCGCTATTCTATCCAATGATTGACCCAACAACGATTGAAGTATCTGTTATCACTAGAGAAAGAATTACATTTACTACTCACAAATTAGAAGTTGATAAAGATTTTTCTTATAACCCATACGACAGTATCGTGTACGTTGATTTATCTAATATCGACTACAAAGATGTGTGCAATTGTGGATGTGATGAATTATCTAAGATCGTTGTCAGTTATGTAGCTGGATATGAAACGATACCTGAATGTCTATTGCCTGTATTCTGCGACTTTCTACAATTTGTTATCGCAATGAACAGATGTGAATGCGGTTGTAGCACGTGTGAAGAAACAGATGGTAGTGATGTTCTTATTTCAGAAGAAAATTCTGATGCTCAGATTTCAATTAGTGTGTATGTTCGTGAACATATCACAAAAGCGTATTCAGAGCAGTTAGGTATCTTATCAGTATGTAATTCAAAAGACATATGGGTTGGTGATGTTGTGTGAGAATCAAATATATTGGAATGAAAAGTTCCACAAAGAAAAATGGATGCCCCGTATGCGGTGCGAAAGCCAAATCAAACACATCTTATGAGTATTCAAAACGTATGTGTTTGCCGAGTGGCCTAGTAAAAATCTTCCTTATGAACAAAGTTGAGGAAGTATCGTATGAAGATGGTGTATTCCTAAAAGGCTTTAAATACGTCTATGGAGGCAAACTTTATTACCCCTTTATCGAGGTGTAGGAAATGCTAAAAGGCCTCTTAGAAGATGTTATAGAAGCGTGTGAAGAAGATTTTGAAGGATTGGCTAGTGAATTAGAAGAAACTATGCGAGATGAAGCTCCAAGAGGGAGTAGATTCTATGCTCAAGAAATGACAAGTATGCCATGGAATGAATATAGGCCAGGTGCTTTAAAGGATTCGATCACGAAAGAAAAAGTATCTAATACCGAATATCTAATCGGTGTAGATGCAGACAAACTAGAAAAAGATTCTAGAAACCCTTCTCACGTTGATTACTCCCCAATGGTACAGAATGGAACTAAACGAGTTTATACATTAGTACGTAAAAACGGAAGGCCGTTCGTTTGGGTAGATGAAATGGGAAAGAAACACTTTGCACACAAAATTAAGATGCCACCTAGAAAGGCAAATGATTTTGTTGCTAGAGCGGTATCTAGATTTGATGCAAAAGTTAAATAAAGGAGATTAAAAATGGAAGAAAAAGTTGTAAAAGCTAAAAAGACTCCTGAACAGAAAGTAGATGTTCAAGCATTTGTTTCACGCAAACTAAACGCTTTAAATCAATTAGGCGGTGCTAAAGCAGAGCGTGCTATGGAGCGTGTACTAAAAGCTACAATGGGAGGGCAAAAGTAATGTCTAACTGTAACATTAACAAAACCATTAGTGACAAATTAAGTGTCTCTAAATTAACTAAAACTCAAGAAATTGATATTACTATCATGAGTGATATTGATTCTTGTTTAAAAATCAATACTCGTAAATTTGAAAAGATTACAGGTACTTCTAGTGCTTATACATCACGTACTATTGCACCTGATTTAATCAACGTTTGTGAATCATTCGGATGTAAGAATACAGGTACATTGTTCATCACTTCTAAAGAAACGGATGCAGAAGGTGGAGAAGGAAACAAAGTACACACAAGTGGTGCGGTATTTAAAGCATTGAAAAATGCATTAGACTTTGCAGCAGGTGTTGTTTACTACTACGTAAATGTTCCTCAAGCAGGTACTTACACAATCACAACAAAGATTTCAGATGTTTTAGATCATGAAATGACTAATGCAGATGAGTATACAAGTACTTTAAAAGCAGATAAAGAAGGATTCTACCCTGTACAGATTGACCTATCTACTGTTCCAACAAAAACAAGTGGAAAAGGATGGGAAGCAAGTACATCAGGTGTCCGTTTAAGTATTGAAGTAGCATTAACAGATAAATCAGCAGATAGTATCTTGATTGGTATTTCTTCAATTTCTTTCTTTGAAGAATTTGCAGACTTAGATTCTAACAACGATATTAAAGTAAGCTGCTTATCAGGATTTGATGGTGACGATACTGTAGACCCTGTAGATACAAGTTGCTTTGACGATTCTTATGATGATGATTCTGCTTCTATTGAGCGTTCATTTACAGGTACTCAATTAACATCTAACTACTTAACTATGAACCCATTCATTGGCAAGGGAGATAAATCTCAAGGCTTTATGATGCGTACTCAGGAAGTAGTTATTGAAGCAGATAAAGAACATCATGAATATGGTTCAATCCATATTGCAGACCACTTTGTTGAAGAATGTGGATTTATCTATGCAGCATTGAGCGACCAATGCAATATCACAGATTCTACTTTGAACCGAATCAACACTCCATTGTTGGCTAACTTAGATGAGTCTCAATACCAAGTATTGAACAGTAAAATCAATCCAAGTTTAGATATTGAAGGTTCAAAAATTTACTTCAACAAAAACTTAGTAGGTAAAACATTAAAGATTTCTTATCCAATGACTGTTGATGTATTGCAACACTATGTTGCAAACAACGATAGCTTAAAGAATAAGAGAGCAAAAGTTACAATCACTCGTTATAGAAGTGATGGAACTGCGGAAGTATTTACTTACCACAATGCAAAAATCACTTCATTCCCAATGGGTATCCCTGATGATGGAGCGTTTGAATTTAGTTTAGCGTTCAAGAAAGATACTCGTGGAAACTGGTATGAAGTTTATGTAGTAAACAAAGCTAACGCTAATTTATAGAAATTGAGAGGCAAATGAGATGGAAGAACAAAAGATTTTAGAACCAACACAGTTAAATGCCATGATTGAAAAGTTAAAAGTAGCTCGTGAGGATGATACTCCTCACGCAGTCTATGGCAATGGTGGTGAAATTGCAGTTGTTGGTGATGCAAATAAGACAGATGTTAAAACAATTGATATTGAAGTGAATTTTAGATTCACTGAAAAAGAAATCGAAGAACATAAAATTGATGTTCCTGAGAATGCTAAAAGAGTAGGGCAATACGTTATGTTCGATAAGAAGTTTGAAAATCTAACATTATCTCCTAGACAAGATATGAAGATGGTAGAAGCTTTAATCGAAGTAAAACCATTGTTATTGGATGCAGAACAAATCCTAGACCCATATAAAGAAAAATTCCAAGAAATTGAGGAATACTACGGTCACAAATTCATTGAAGGAAAAGATGGAATCGTTACAACAGATGCAGATGATGAAGAAGTGAACAAGACTATGGTTCAGATTTATGAAGCGTATATGAATGAAGCGAATGAACAGATTTTCCATTTATACGCTCAATCCTCTACAAATTTAGTTGATGGACTTTATAAAGTTGTTGCAATTTTCTTAGGATTAGATGAATTTTATGAAGATCACATGATGCAATATTCAGTTTTAACTTGCATGATTAGCCTAATTATCAAATATCCTGAATTATTCAATGAGGTAGAAACAGTTTTTATCAAATAATTGATAAGGGGGATGATAAAAAGGATTCAGTAAAAAAAGCAAAGTCTTATGTTGCAGAACTAAATCTTTATTCAACCATGGCTCATTATGTCGGTAAAATTCTAAAAATACGCCCCAATGAGATATTAGACCATTGGGGTGTTTCTGAATTAGTTGTAGCCTTTGGGTACTACGCAAATCTACAAAGCGATAAAACATGGAATGAAATTAACGAGGCAAATAAAAATTCTAAAAAGAAAATACCTCAGATTGACAGATATGCGGTTCATTTCATGCAGAAAACAGATTTAGCGAAGGAGTCCGAAGATGTCAGTACGTGAAGTCGGTGCTAGGTTAGTCCTTGACATTAAGGATGCCGAAGCAAAGATAAAACAACTTGAAAAAGAGTTAAAAGATATTGAAAAGGCAAAGCTCAAATTTGATGCTAGCACTAATGAATTAGAAAGAATTAAGGCAAGATTAGAAGAAATCAAAAAAGAAAAGGAAGCTTTGGAAAGACAAAAACTTTCTTTAAAAGTTGATTTAGATAATCTAGCTAATTTCAAGAATCAATTATTGGATGTTAAAGATGATATTAGTGAACTTAAAAAAGAGCTATTAGCCTTGAGTAATAAAAAACTTTCTATTGATATTGATTTAAAAGCAAACGCCAATGAAATTCATGATGTCATTAACGACATGACACTAGGTGAAAACGATAAAAGTGACAAGCTTAAAGACCTATACAGTGCACGTGAAGCTCTCAAATACGATATGCGAGAGGTTGGTATTGAAATTGATGAAGTTCAAAAGAAAATTAACAATCTTAACAAAGAAAAGATAAAGATTGAAGCGAACATCAGTGAATTAAATGATGCTCAAAAATTGGTTGATGAGATTGATGATTCAATCGCAGATTTAGACAAAGAAAAAATAAAATTAGAAGCAGATTCTTCTAAGTTAGAAGATACAAATAAAAAGCTAGACGAAACCATTGAAAAAGAGAATGATGTAAGAAACACAAAAGCGGATATTGAGTCACAAGTTATTGGCTATCAAGATAGCTTGAATAAACTAAACAATCTTCAAAACGCTGCTAAAGCTTTAAAAACTGCTAGTAAGATTACATTTGATGTTGGTAATAAAATGTCAAATCTAGGCTCTAGTATGTTGAACATTGCCAAGAATTTCCAAAACAACCCAATAGGAGATATTGGACGATTCTTAGTACAAGGTGTTGGATATTCTAGTTTGTATAGATTGTTTTCAAGTGCACAAAACGCAATTGGTGATGCATTTTCAAGCGGTGTTAATAGATACGATACAATCAAAGTTGCGAAAAGAACATTGTCCACTGTAGTAGGCGATGTAGGCGATTCTACGGCTAAAATCCAAAAGATGATTGATAACCTAGACGAAAGCATTTTGGGGCTACCAACCACTTTAGATGACGCTCTAAGCCATGTTACGAGATTTACTTCAATCAATCATGATTTAGATAGGTCTCAAAAGCTATTCTCGGCAATTAATGATTCCATTTTGACATTTGGCGGAGATTCTGAGGGAGTAAACAATGCGGTTACTCAGTATTCTCAAATCATGGGTTCTAAAATGGATGCTCGTACATTGAGATCAATGGAAGATGCAGGTATGACACCAGCCTTAACTGCTATTGCAAAGAAATTTAATATGTCATTCGCAGAGTTTAGGGATGCATTTACAGGGTCAAATCCAACTATTTCATTACAACAATTTGAGGATGCCTTAATTGAGTTGGATGAAAAAGGCGGTGGTGGCCTAAATTCATTGGCAACTATGGTTAAATCATCTGTAGCCACAATTGGTAATGCTTTTGACTTAATCCCTAAGAGATTAAGTAAAGCCGAAGAAAAGTGGTTAGGTGCATTAGATGAGGTTTCGACGGAATTAACAGGTGCTACAATCTATGGAAATATCTACAAACTTTCTCAAAAAGTCGAAGGCTTAGGAGATATAGGAGCCAACTTCATTAGAAGTCATAAAAAAGAGATTGGCGAAGGTATAGACTTCATTAAAACAAAGTTCTCTGAATTATGGAGCGTTTTAAAAACATTCAGTTTCAAAGATTTTGTTGGTGGTTTTAAAGAAGGATTAGGAGATTTCCAAGGTGTAATTGATTTCTTCAAGCCTATTCTTGGTGATTTCTATGATTTTGCAAAAGATAAAATCACCGAAATGGGAGACGGAAGCTTTTCTAAAGGATTAGGACGTTTCGTATCAGACTACATCCAAATTGGTATTGGATTAAAGTATGCTGGTAAGTTAATGAAACTTGGAAGCGGTGGAATTAGCCTTTTAGGAGATTTAGTAAACATTTCTTCAAAATTCAAAGGAAAAAGTTTCAATATTCCTTTCCTAGGAAAACTAGGAAGTAAATTCAGTTCTATTAAAGATGTATTCAAGAGTTCAGATGAGATTACTACTGCGACAGGTACTCCAAAAACTTTTGATGCAGAAGGATTTAAAAATAAATTATCTTCATTAGCTATCATAGCTGGTGGGGCAGGAACAATTATTCTTTATTGCAAAGCTATAAAGGAAATTGAAAAGAATGTTCCAAATGACATTACAACATTGCCTATGCGATTAACAAATTTGTTCTCTGTAATGGGATTGATGATGGGAGCTAATACGATTAATGCAGGGGTTTCAAAAGCATTAGAAATGAACAATGCCTTAACAGGATTAGCAATGATGATTGGTCAAGGCGGAGCTTTATGGTTGTTTGCTAAAGCTATGCAAGAGCTAGATAAGACTATGCCTGATGGATTCGACACATTCAACGATAAGTTATTAGGTTTATTTGAATGTATAGGCTCTATGACACTTATTACAGGTATTCAAGGTGGTGCTGGTGTCCTAACGGGTGGAATCACTACATTGGCCCAAGTGTTAGGAATGATAACAACAACAGGACTAGCTGGTACGTTGATTGCTTGTGCTAAGGCTATGCAAGAAGTCGATAAGAATGTTCCTTCAAACACAAAAGGACTTAAAAAGAAAATCCAAGGAATTATGGATGTCATAGATATGTTTGAAGGCGGAGGAACATATTCTTCTTGGTGGAGTCAAGTTATTAAAAGTTCTGAGTCTTTATGGAAAAACATGGAGACTTGGAATATTACTAGGATTCTAAAGAAACTTGTTACTATTGGAGAATCAATTTCAAAAGTGCAAGGAATGAGCATTGATAGCAGTTCTTTCAACGATCAATTCAAAGATATTCAAGAGGTAATCAAGAATATTAATGATTTTGAGTTCCCAACAGTTAGTACTTCAAGTGCAACGAACATTGCAGATGCAAACAGTATCGTTAAGAACTATGCAACAATGGCTTCTAGCCTTTCTAAAATGTCTAGTATCAATGGAAGTTCAATTAACGTTGAGAATTGTACAAGCATTTTAAAGAATGTAGCTAGTGTTGTTCAAGAAATGAAAAAGATTGTATTCCCTGATGTTACAAAGAATATTAAATCTAATTTAAACTCCACAAATGCTCAAGAGTTCCTAGATACATTAAAGATTTTGGAACAAATTGTTCCTGAATTTGGAAACTTGCAAGCAACGATTACAAACAATCCTTTACCAAATGCAGAGGATATTAAAAAGACAATCTCTAGTATTTCTCAAGCAATTGGATACATTTCTGTTGCTGGTGTTGGAACAGGAAAAGACAAGAATATGTTGTCTTACAACTTGAGACAAATGCCTGATTCTAAGCTATTTAACAACGCACTAAAGGCGATTACAACTTTAGGTGATATAATCCTCAAGTTTGAAACTTTGAACGTATATTCAACTGATTTCGACTTTGAATCATTACGAGCCAATATTAAGAGTATTGGAAATGCAGTGAATGAAATGGCAACTAACAAAGGATTAACTGAAAATCTAGAGAATATGGACACAGTTAATAAGACTGTTTCTAAGTTGAAAAAAACGTGTGAAAGCTTAAATTCTATCGTTGGATTAAATCTAGACTTTGTTAAGGTTGGAGAAGTCACAACAGGTATTCAAACGTTCCTAAACAATGTTAAAGGATTGAAAGTTGGAGAAGCTACTACAGATGTTGTTACAGAAGTAAACTCAATCGTTACTTCATTCCACAACATGGCCACAACTTTATCAAATATGAAATCAGAATTTAATACCTCTGGTACAGATATGGCCAATGGAATTATTGAAGGTTTCAAAAGTATTGATATTGAAGGCTCATTTGGAACTAAGATTGATAATGCTAAAGCTTCATTGAAGAAGAAAAGCTTCAAATCCGTAGGTAAGAAGTTTGGAAAAGATGTTGTAAGTGGATTTAGTGAAGGTATCTCTAATATGTCTAGTTCAATCTCTAATCAGATTACTATGATGTATGGATATTCAACACGATTCACAGATTTAGGACAATACTTAGGAAGTGCATTTAAAAATGCGTTCAACAATCAATCAGGAAACATTAATACAGGTGGTACAACTACTCCTACAGTAAACACGGGCAATGAGTCACAAGGAAAAAACTTTAAGTTTGCTAAAGGTGGCCCAGTTTACTTAAAACGAGGTGGACAACCAATCGTCATGAAGCCTAGTGGAACAGATACAGTTCCTGCTATGCTTACTCCTGGTGAGTATGTAATGAAACGTAGTGCAGTTAAGAACGCAGGTCAAAGCTTCATGGATAAAGTAAATAACATGGATTTAAAAGGTGCGTTCAAAGAATTGTCTACTAGATATGGTTCTCATGTTGGAAGTGTTGTTAATAAGAACGTGACTATCAACAATAACGATAATCGTGTTACGAATAACAGTATCGCTTTCAACGAAGGAAACGAAAGAAGGCAGGCTATCAAAGTAGGTAGATGCTTGAGAGGTTTGGCATAATGACTTGTTATAACTTAAACCCATTAAAAACATACGTTCAGTTCAATGATCTTGTAATAGACAGTGCAGAGGAGATTTCCTCTGCCTCTCTAAAGCAAGATACAAAGACTGCAACGCAAGAATATAGTTACGGACATGGTAGTTATGTTGCTTTCCAAAAGAATCAACAGTTTCTTACGGAAGGTGATTTGTCCTTAACATTGAATTTTAATTATGAACATTTTCATGATGAAGATAGAAGATTCCTACGTGACTATTTCAATTTGAATTTGCTTAAACCTGGAAGATTATGGGCAATTCAAGATAACAAATTGATTTGGGCATGGGCCTATGTCACAGGATTTAGTGAAGATTACAAAAAATACCAAGGCTATTTATCAATGGATATTGATTTTAAACTTTGGGAAGGTGTATGGCATATTGCAGATACAAAGAAAACATTCTTAGTTCCTTATTCTGTATGTAATATCCTCGATTGTGAGGATTTCAGAGATGCTCAAGAGTGTTTATCATGTTGTGTTACTTGCCCTCCTGATATGGAAACTTGCAATTCGTGTCTATGTGATTGTGGAGACATTACAGAGGAAACATCTTTATGCGTGATGGGAACTAAAGCATTGGAAGATTTTATGAATTGTGGTAATTCGTACAAGATTGTCTACGATTGCATTAAAGGTGAACAGATTTTCGGTGATGATTTGATTAAAAACAAAATCTGTAAAAAAGATTATTGTGTTGAGTCAATTGCTGGAAGATTCTACAGTGGAACAGTATTAGATACCGATAAGGTCAAATTGATTCTAGATGGTAAATTCCAAAACCCTGAAATTGAAATCAACGGAAACAAAATGATGATTTTAGGTGAATATGATGGAATTTTAACACTTGATTCAAGTTGGAACTTATACTTTACTGCGGATGGATGTTGTGCATCAGAGGAAGTGGATTTAGATAATCTAGTGATCGAAGATGAATTTGGATTCACAGTGCATCATGGAATGAATAGATTAGTGGTCACAGGCTCATGTTGTAAGATGGCTTGTGTATATATAGATGTTGATGAACTTACAAATTAAGGAGGCTTGCAGTGGCAAATGTTAAAAGTTATTGCACTGCTTGTGGAAAGTTAAAAGATAGCAGTGCAGAGTTTATCCAAAATGGTGTCACAGATTCAATCTGTACTTCTTTAGGAAACGATACAGGCTTAAATCCTGAGAATGGCAATAATACGTGTACAGACATGGAAAACGCCAACGATTGCCTTACAAAGGGCTTATATGACGTCATAGATGGATTTGATTTGTGTGATTGGAAATTATTCATGAGTCAATATGCTAACAATGATTACAACATGAAAGCAGCTATGATTTGTTGGATGTGTGGATTGCAAGACCAGTTGTATAATCTTCAACTTCAAAATTTGGCAATCGAAACACAATATACTATTCAACAGTCTACACCTGGATTGAGTGTTGAAATTGACAGACAAGGCAATTTCACGTTCAAGTATTCAGATTGGATTCACACAAGTGAATATACGAAAGTAGCGGACGGAGTTATTACAGGAAAAGTAGATTTCTGTATGAAGCCTAACAAAGATAAGAGTGCTACATACAAATTCAACAGTGTTACATTGAAACACTACTCTTATAAAATGACAGGAGTTCAAGCTGGTTCAGCTCCTACTGTTTCGATTCGTGTTCCTAATAAGAGTGGATCGTTGGTATATCAGAAAATCACAAATGCTTCATTTGAAGAAGATATTAACAAAACAGTGGAATTAAGCATGAGTGGAACAGTAAAAGCTGGAGAAACAACAAATTGGTTGCAATTCCTTTCTATTTATGTTGATTGGCTAGAAGATGATGAAATATCTCTACACACTCGTTTTGTAAATGATAACAAGGTAAACTTCGTTATCTGTAGAGATTAGGAGGTACGCATAAATGAATAAAGATGTTTGTTCTGCTTGCGATTCTTTAAAAGCTACAAGCAGTAATTTCATTCAAAAAGGTGTAACAGATGCCATTTGTGCAAATCTTAAAGCAAACCAAGGCTTTGAAAACAAGGGCCACAATAACTGTACAGATATGCACGATATGAACGATTGCTTATTAGGTGGATTGTTAGAAAAGATTGATACATATGATGTATGCGACACAAAAGAAGCTATCAAAGATTTGGAAAAGAACCTAATCAGTATCATGGATGTAATGATTTGTTCTGATTGTGGGCAATGGGAAGAAATCGAGAAACTATGGGCAGAAATCCAAAAGATTTGGAATGCTATCAGAGCATTACAAAATAAGGTTGGTGGTATCGAAGGCAGCGTTGGAGATATGTACAGTGCGGTCGAAAAGATTCTTACGAACCTTAAAAACAGTGGTGCATGGAAGCAAACAGGAGATACTGTATTTGAAGGAAAATTCAATGACGGAAGAAGTATTGCAACAGGTAATATCAATATTTTTGGTGGTACTCCTGATGGAAACTCATACATCCGTACTAATAACGGAAGTTCTGAGAATGATTTGGCTGGTGGTGTTTAATGGCATGGCAAAACTTTCATGGAGCTTACAATAACACAGGGCCATATACAAATGTAGTATTAGGTGGGAATCCAGGCGATACCGCAGACTTTGGATTTCCTCTTGCTACCGCCCATGCTAAAGGGTATGGAAAAGGTATCAACTTTTCAGATGATGGAAACTATGATGTTACATTCACGTTAGATTTAGTTGGATATTGTGTAACGGATGCTGGTCAATATACAGGTAACGGAAAGTATGTACAGTATGGTGGAAGATACAACTATATTTTGATCATTAGTGTTTCTAACAACAACAAAGCATCATGGAGAGAGATTTACAATCAAGTAATATTCTCTCATGCCGATACATGGTCATTGGCTTATTCATCAGGTTGGGAAACAGTGGCACAAAATAGTCAATGGAGCGGTAAGCTACAACTTCCAACAGATACAACACACGTTAAAGTTGAATTAAGAGGTGAAGATGCTACATTCCCTTACGAGAATATATATTCTATTCAACAGGTTATCCCTGATTTCAGACCATGGGCAGTAAGAAAAGGTGGCATATTCTATTCGTTGGATAGAGCTACAGGATGGTTTAAAAAGAGAGTTAAAGACTCTTGGGTTACTATTGGCAAGTACAGTGCCGATAAAGCGAACAAAGAAAACCAAGGGTCAAGTAGAATCAGAAAAAATGGTAAATGGGTAGGACAAGGCAAAATTGGTAGTTAGGAGTAAATATGATTCCTTACTTTGAAATATTAGAATTTGGAAAAGTTAAGAAAAGATTCAGAGAAGCTTTAAGCACAATCAGTTTTTCAAATGAGTTGATGACAGTACCTGAAATGCAAATCACAATTCCTAACGAATACTACGATTTAATCTCAGGAAGAAAAGAAATGCGAGTAATTATGGATTGTGGAGTTTTCTACGGAATGATTACCGACTACAAACCATCTGTAAGTGGTTTAAACATATCTCTAACGCACGTAATTAACGAATGGACATATAGACAAGTCCCAACAAATTATGCGGTTAAAAATGCTCTTATAAAGAACGTATACGAAAGTGAAGATATGTATTATTCGACTCAGTGGAAGATGAATTTTGAAACTGAGATTGATAGTGAAAAGATTGACTACGTTTATTCTAGACAATCTAAATTAGATGCACTTACTAAAACTTGTGAATTGACACCATCTGTTTATTGGAGAGTTCCATTTACAAATGATAAGCAAGTTGAAGTTGGATATTTCGGAAAGAAACAACCTGTTATGCTTTCCAATAAGCCAACGTTAGGAAGAAACTACAGAATTATTGGCGAGCCAACAATGGAAACCGATTTTTCGGATGTTATCAACCTTGCTACAGTTTATGCTAATAAATCTGATAGTGGTATGTCCTCTTTATCTCTTAGAGAAGTATATAATGATAAAAGCTTGCAGAACCCTAAGTTTCCCGTAGTTATTTTGAGATCAAACATAAATAACGAACGTGATTATGAATATGTAGACTTTCCTAAATTAGCTCCTAACAATCAATTGGAGTATTCCATTATTGATACAGAGTCGGTTGGATATGAAAGTGGTGTATTCATTGAAGGTACATTTGCTTTTGATGATTTATCGCCATTTAGCCTAGAGGACATGACAAAAGATTCTAAGGACTACAAATGGGTAATTCCTAAAGAACAAAGATTTTTGACGGATACAGAGGAAATAAACAACGCTAAAGCCTTATGGCACTCTTTAAAAGACATTTGGAGCAAATCTGCTATTGCAGCTTTATGTGGCTCATGTCATGTGGAATCAACCTTAAACCCTAACTTGTATCAAATGGGTGATGTTCCTGATTCTCAAAAAGGATTTGGATTAGTTCAGTGGACTCCATACACACGAATCACCAATTGGCTTGGTTCTCATGGATATTCAAGCTACACAATGTACGGAAAAGGAGAAGTAGCTAAGTTGGTTGAAGAATGGTCAACAAACGCTACAAATGGGCCTTGGATTCCTACTTCTTCTTATAACATCACATTTCAACAATGGTCACACATGGAAGCAGATATGAATTACATGGTAATGGCTTTTATGGCAGATTATGAGCGTGGAGATACATCTATTGATTTGCAGTATCAAAAACGTATTGAATTTGCTCAACGTGTCTATGGCTTGATTCCTGAGTGGGAACAAGACGATAACGGTACTACAACGGATAAAGATAAGACACAAGCTAGGCCTTGGAATGCTCAGAACTATATCAACACATGGAATGGTCAATCTATCGATATGGATGGTGTACCTATTGAACAACCATATCAATGTGTAGATGCATGGAAGAAAGCATTACAGACATTGAATTATCCCGACCCTACAAGAGCTATTGGCGGTGATGGATATGCAGATTACATTTGGTATAACAGAGATGAATTAGGTTATTCTCAGTACTTTGATTATGTTAGTACACCTCAATTTGGTGATTGGTGCATATTCGGTAGAAGTGGTGACACACCTACATCACACGTTGCAATGTACGTTTCTGATGCTGGTAATGGTAGAGCTAATTTCTTTGGTCAAAACCAACCTTATCCATATTGCAATACGACAACAATCAGTACATCAAATATCATTGGTATTTTCAGAGTAAAGAGTGTTTATGTACAACAGAGCATTGACCCTGAGTCTACAAACGGAACAACTATCATTACTGATAACGATAGAATTTATGCGGCCAAGGTCGTATATGATTGTGCCTGTAGAAAACTAATTAACGCAAGAAGAAAGTTTTCTATCAACACTTCTTGTGAAGCATTGCCTAAAGAAGTAAACGTAGGTGATAGAATCAGATTTATTTATGATCTCAATTTATTGCAATTGGGAAGTTGTAATAGATACATGAAACGTATTCTAAAACAAGACGATTGGTTCTATATCACAAGTCTACAAAGAGAAATAGATAAAACAGGAATTGAAATAGATACATTGACACTAGAGAAATTCCTAAGAACAGATAGAGACGGAAAGAGTGAGTAGTTATGGATATTAGTAAGGCGATAAATATATTAGCTGATAGTGTCTATGATTTGAAAGAAAAAGGAAGATACAATTCCATTCAACGTAGAAACCACACAGTTGATTTTTATGGGTATGAGTTCCCTAGATGGGGATGTTCAAGTTCTAAACCAGCGGTAATAGGAATGTCAATTTCTCAGGATTTGATTTATTATGAGCGTTTTGAGTTTAAACTAGTAATAGATAATTCTACTGCTACAAACTTTAATATTGAGATTGAAGGAATAGACATGACACCATATTTCAAGCAACAATTCAATGGAGCGTGGATTACAGGCAATGGACTATGGCCTGGGCAATACTCTAACTTTGATGTTCTTAAAGCTTGTGGGTATCTTTCAGAAGCCGATAGAAATAGAATATTAGACCCAGGATATAAAACAATCAAAGTAACAGGAAATGGTAATTTTGATTGTACGTTAGTAAATTATCTTAAATATAGTCATGTAAACAGATAAGAGGTATCTATGAATAGATATGAACAAAGAATTGAAAATCTATCAAATCATGTAAAACAAAATCCTAGAGATTGGCAGTCTGCCATATCGCTATTGAAATTGAACAGTCAACAAATTGACTTTAAAAGAAAACAAAAACAACAGTCTGCTAGATTATCTATCAAAGCATACAAAAAGGAGGTTGTGTAGATGGAAAACAAATATAGCACTTCGGGAATTGGAGAAGATATTATCCGTAGTTTTACACAAATTGCAAGTGCAGAACTACACGCTAAAACCTTATTAGAAAAACGTATTTCTGAGGTTGAAAACGGATTAATTAGTGAAGAAGAAATTCCTGATAATTTAGAAAAGATTGAAGCACTAAAGGATGAAATTGATGATTATGCCAACATCAGACGTTCTCAAATGCTTTATCTATACAATTCTTTTGGTGGCAAAGGGGATAGAGAACAGTGGTGTTTAGTTAAACATTTAAGTATGGCTATGTACACTGCATTTGAAGCATATCAAGCTTCGGATAGAGACCCTGAATTATTGAATATCGCTTTGGAGATTAACAAGAAGTTTATTGAAGCTTGTACCAAATTCTTAGGCGTAGAAATTACTTCTTGTGCATCTTGCTTCGCAGACATTATGAAAGCTGGAGGAAAATAATATGCAACCTGTAGTATGTAACAAAGATATGGCAGTAGTATTCCCTTTAAAAGACGGTGATTGCGAATTTTGGCTAGAAATCGTTGATTCTGTAGATGATATTACTAATCCAAGTAGAGACCATGCGTATGTTGATTCAAAAGGATTGTTCTATATCTACAACGGAAAAGAAATTCAAGTAATCAATGACCATGCGAATCTGAAAATTAAATGGGGAAATATGATTGGCGATATTTCTAACCAATTGGATTTAATGGAAATTCTAAATCAATTCGTAAAGACAATTTCCGTAAACGGAACAAACATTGCCAAAGACAACGACAAAAACATTGCTATTCAAGTGCCTATCACAACTATTAAATTAGATGGAAACACGATTAGTCCTGTTGATTATATTGTCAATCTAGATTTAGCTAGTGTTTATGCAAAGAAAACTGAAATTCCCAAAAATGTATCTGAACTTCAAAATGATGCTGGATATATTAAACAAGAAGTTGTAGATCAATTAGTGCCTATCAAAGCAATCAAGGTTAATAACGTAACGATACTGCCTGATGAAAACCGTACAGTAAATATTGAAAATGTGTATGTTACACCAGAAGAATTCGGTGCTATTGGTGACGGTACTACTAACGATAGTTCAGCATTTAATGCTTGTATTGCGAAAGCAAACGAAACTGGTAAGTATGTATTGTTAAGCAATAAAATATATTTAATTACTAATACTTTAACGAGTATCCGTAAAACAAATATAATAGGTATTAATGCTACGATTTTACTAGGTGACAACACGTTTACAAAACAAATAAGTAAATGTGTGTTTAGTAATATCACATTTATTCGTGATGTAAAAAGTGATTTACCACTAACTGAAAGCTTTTTTTCATCTCAATTTAAGTGTTGTAATTTTGCTGATATTAATTATTTATTCAATAATATTTCGCCCGCAGTTAACACACTAGAACATTTATTATTAGATGAATGTAATTTAGATAATACACAACTTATTAATGCCACTAATCATTT